CACCTAATTTATATCATGAGCCAGGTACAGACGGTAACACAAATCCTTTACAATTTCAAGCTAGTTTATGGAAATCGCTTACATATACAGCAAGTGACAATGCTATCACCGATAAAACTGCTAATGGACGACTTTGGTATAGTTCTGTAGTAGATGATGTTGATATATTAGTTCATAATGGATCAGAATTTGTTGGTTATCTGTATGATGGATCTTCAGGACAAAGTGCAACTGCAAGTCAGTATTACAATAGTGATGTAACATTGCAAACTGATCCAGCAGGACCATTAGTTGGCGCTACAAAACCATTGCTACAAAGCGACGGCACAGCGTTGGTAACTGGTGATATCTGGATTGATACAACTGATTTAGAAAATTATCCAAAATTATATAAATTTAACGGAGCTAGGACAGATTTACCAATTGAAAATCGGTGGTTTCAAATAGATACCTCAGATCAGACAACAGAAGAAGGAATTTTATTTGCTGATGCAAGATATAATACAACTGGAGCTAACAGTAATGAAGCAGGTAAAATTGTTGATTTATTAAGTTCAGATTTTGTTGATAACGATAGTCCAGATCCAGCACTTTATCCAAAAGGTATGTTGTTATTTAACCTTAGAAGAAGTGGATTTAATGTTAAAAAGTATGTGAGAAACTATGTAGATTTATCTGCCAAAAATTTACGTTTCAATGATCAATCAATGAATGATTATTTTGCTGATAGATGGGTATCAGAATCAGCTAATAAAAGTGATGGATCAGGATCATTTGGAAGAATAAGTCAAAGGAAAGTAATTGTACAAAAATTACAAGCATTAGTAAACAGTAATGATGATATTCGTGATACAGATACTCGCTTATTTAATGTAATGTCAACCCCAGGGTATCCAGAATTAATAGGTGAAATGAAATCCTTAAATTATGATAGAGGGTTAACAGCGTTTGTAATCGGTGATTCACCATTTAGATTAGAAGCTAATGCAACCAAGTTAAATAATTGGGCAAAAAATACAGCTAATGCAGAAGAAGACAATGACGACGGGTTGGTCACTGCAGATCCATATCTTGCAGTATTTTATCCATCAGGATTTACAAGTGATAATTTTGGTAAAAACATTGTAGTTCCACCAAGTCATATGATGATGCGTACAATTGCACTTAGTGATCAAGTAAGTTTTCCATGGTTTGCTCCAGCGGGCACAAGGCGCGGAGGTATAACAAATGCTACTTCAACTGGATTTATAAATGCAGAAGGTGAATTTAAAAGCATGACTGTAAATGAAGGTATGCGAGATACTCTGTATGCAAGTAATGTAAATCCTATTACTTTTGTAACAGGAGCAGGATTAGTTAACTTTGGCCAAAAAACAAGGCAATTAACTGCTAGTGCACTAGATCGGATAAATGTTGCAAGATTGATAATTTATCTGCGTAGCCAGTTAAATCAATTAGCTAAACCTTATTTGTTTGAACCTAATGATAAAATTACTAGGGACGAAATCAAGGCTTCGGCTGAAACATTGTTATTAGAATTAGTAGGCCTACGAGCATTGTTTGACTTTATTGTTGTGTGTGATGAGTCAAACAACACGCCAGCAAGAATAGATCGAAATGAGTTATATCTTGATATTGCAGTTGAACCAGTTAAATCTGTAGAATTCATTTATATTCCGTTACGATTGAAAAATACAGGTGAAATAGCTAGCTTATAATATATTTTTGGTGTTTTTGTAAACACCAAAAATATGCTAAATATTATTAAATTAGGAGTATTTAATGTCGATAAGTAGTTTGAAAAAAATGACTGTAAGACTTGAAACAGATCAGTCAGCAAGTACACAAGGGCTATTGATGCCTAAGTTGCAATACAGATTTAGGGTAACATTTATCAATTTTGGCGATACTACCATTACAACTGAATTAACAAAACAAGTTATAGATCTTAGTAGACCAGTTGTATCCTTCGAAAAAGTACCTTTAGATGTATATAATTCTAAAATTTACATTGCTGGTAAACATACGTGGGATCCAATGACAATTAATATTAGAGAAGACGTAAATGGAGAAGTTCAAAGATTGGTTGGACAGCAATTACAAAAGCAGTTTGATTTCTTTGAACAATCAAGTGCAGCATCTGGTGTTGATTACAAATTTACTATGAATGTAGAAATTCTAGATGGTGGTAACGGTGTTTTTGAACCAGAAATATTAGAAACATTTGAATTGTACGGATGTTTTATTGAAAACGCAAATTATAACACTTTAAATTACGCAGTATCTGATCCTGTAACTATAGGGCTAACAATAAGTTTTGACAACGCAATACAAACAGATGGCGGATCCAATACTGCAGGTATAGGAACAAATGTAGGTAGAACTATCAATACTTTGGCTACAGGTGGTGGATTATAATTTGGTATTCTGTGTAAGCATACTTAATATAAAAAGCAGAAACACATTATGTCTACATATGTAAACAATTTCCTAGATAATTTAGTCAATGGAGCACTAAATCCAAAAGGAAATTTAGGAGATTTTAGGCACGCCTCACGCACATTTGCCAAAAATACTTATAGATTAGCTCCTAAATTTAAATTCCTATATCATGTATTTTTTGACATCAGCGAAGACGGCAAAAAAATATTACCACAATGGGATATAAGGCATAGAGCAGAATCTGGACTATTGGTCAAGTCTGCTCAGTTGCCATCTTTTATCGCAAATATAGAAACCAAAAAAAAATATAACAGAGTAAAACACGTTCAAACCAAGTTAGATTATGCTCCTGTAACCTTAACGTTTCATGACGATAATATAGGAATTACTACTGGTTTGTTAGAGATGTATTATAGATATTATTTCGCAGATGGAAATTACGGCGGAGGTATCAAAAATGTTTACAGTAAACGATCAGTGCGAACTGAGGAAACTGCGCAAATAGGAGGTGGAGCATCAGGAGGGGATAAAAATTTACCTGGAGATAGCACATACAAAAGCAGTGGATTTAGAGGAAATCAGGTTCCATTTGGTTTAGATAATTCTACAAAAGATCCTTTTTTTAATAATATTCAAATAAGCCTTTTAACAAGACATACTTTTACAACATATACTCTGGTTAATCCCATAATAAACAGTTGGAATCACGGTGATGTGACTGCTGGGGCAAATGATACGGTTGAAAACACTATTACTTTAGATTACGAAGCAGTGTGGTATTCAAGAGGTAGAGTTGTAGCAAATGGTGAGAGTCCAAAAGGATTTGGCTTGTCAGAGCATTATGATTTAACACCTAGCCCTAATACATTAATTGGGGGTGCAAGTGCAAATTTTGGATCAGTTCTATCAGGTGCTGTAGATATTTTTGATTATTTTGCTGGTAATCCGTCACCATTCAGTAATCCTTTAGGTGCAATTATTGCAGGGGCAAATTTGCTTAGAAGTGGACAAGGATTGACAGCAGAAGGTATACTAACAGAAGGTGAAAATCTTTTGACAGATGTACTGGAAAATGCTAGTAGAGAAGAAATCTTAGGCGGTTTTTCAGATACTTTTTTTCCTGGAGATGATTAATGGCATTAGATTTACCCATTAAAAATCAAACTAATGACAGTAGAGTAGTATCATTCTTCGATAATTATTGGCAAAAAAAAGTAGAGTATGCAGCTAATGATTTTGATGCCGTTGTAGGATTTTTTACCAAAAGAAATTTTGATCAACAAGCAGCTATAGCGATTGCACAACTATTAATTACACAAGCGAAAATAGATCAAATACCTGTTTTCAAACTTATTGATACATTAAAAAGTTTGCCAGATGTAAAATTAAGTAATGTTGTTACTGAAATACTAAATTTTAATCGTGACAAAACATCTCGACTAGGATATTCTGTATCCCCTGTGCAAAATAAGTTTGAAAGTAGAAATATCATGATTTAAAGGAAATTACATGGCGATAGTTCTTAGATTAGTGAAAGGATCAACTTTAACATTCCAAGAACTTGATGGAAATTTTTCTGATCTTGATTCAAGAACAAACATATTAGAAACAAATAAAACTAATTGGGATACTGCATATAGTTGGGGCGATCATAGTCTACAATCCTATTTAGCTAACACTGATGTTACAACAAACGCACCAACCAATGGTCAAATTCTCAAATATAACGGAAACAAATGGATTCCGGCTAATGAAGCAAGTGCTCAAGCAGAAACAGATCCTGTATATAGTGCAAGTGCTGCAGCTGGAATAACAAGTTCTTTGATTACAAACTGGAATACTAGTTATGGTTGGGGTAACCATGCCAGTGCTGGATATAGCACATTTAGTGGTAGCTATACCGATCTAACAAACAAACCGACCATACCTACTAAATTAACAGATTTGAGATCTGCAGACGGTGAATTAATTTCAGATGGTACAGCAGGACAATTTTTACAGACAGATGGATCAGGAAATTTAAGTTTCACAACTATAGCTGCAGCCTCTATTACCACAACCCAAATAACCAATTTCAATACTGCTTATGGTTGGGGGAATCATGCCAGTGCTGGTTATAGCACATTCAGTGGTAGCTATAATGATTTAAGTAATAAACCGGACCTAAGTGTTTATCAATTAGCCAGTGCAGCATTCAGTGGCAACTACACCGATCTTAGCAATAAGCCTACTATACCGACATCAATATTAAATTTAGGTATTAGTGACGGTACCAGTGGACAAGTATTAACTACAAATGGTAACGGTGGATTTACATTTAGCACAGTAAGTGGCGGCGGATCTCAGAATATTTTTTCAAAAATAAATGTTTCTGGTAACAATTCAATCAGTGCTACGACCACTGCTACAGAGATAGAATTTGCAGCAGGTTCTAATATGACTATTAGTACCAATTCTTCTACTGGTGTAATTACATTTGCTAGTACTGGCGGAAGTGGCGGTGGATCACAAAACGTGTTTTCAACAATAGCAGTACCTGGCAAAAATTCAGTCACAGCAGGCAGCACTACAGATACTTTGACTTTAGAAGCTGGATCAAATATGACCATTAATACTGATCAAAGTAATAATAAGATTACATTTGTAAGTGCCAGCACAGGTGCGCAGACCGCTTTTACCAAAATTGCAGTCGCAGGAAAAAGCACAGTAGAATCCGATGGAGTTGAGGATACTTTAACACTAATTGCAGGCTCCAATATCAGTATCGACACAGATTCTGTAAATGATTCAATCACACTCACAGGCACTGTAGGAAGCATAGATAATCTTTCAGACGTAGATATAACGACAACGGCCCCTACTGATGGACAAATTTTAATTTGGAACGCAAGTAGTAGCAAATTTATTCCTGGTGCATCAGCGGGTAATGACACTCTGGCAAATGTAACTGCAAGAGGTGCA